GGAAATCAACGCCTGCCTGCGTGCGTCTTTCGGCCTCGACGACGTTGCCGAGGCCACGGAGCCGCCAGCGCTCGCCGAGTCGAGCGTCAAGGGTCGACGGACTAAGGTTGTCGTCTGAGCATGGGACGATCCGATGATCGTGAAAGTGGGTGCAGCCGCCACCGGTAGCTATTTCGGCGACGGCTGCACCGCGTTAAATGGACTTTCGGTCCACTGGGTCGTTATGACCCAAGAACATATCCGGACTCGAACCGGGACCGAGCAGCCTGCTCCGTCTACCATATCTGCCCGATCAACAAACTGCCACATCAATCCAATCGGGCCGGCGGGATTTGAACCCACGACCTCTTGCACCCCAAGCAATGAGTCTGTTATTGGCGAGGTATAATGTCGGGTTGCCCAGGAGAGGCCCTGACGTCAGGGACGATCATCATCGTCCCGATGCGACATTACGACGTTCACCATGGCCCTACATCTATCCCCAGAACTGAGGGCGGCTCTCGTGGCCGCCCTCGACCACCCGACTCTGGCCCCTACCCTCGCCGAACTCGCTCAGGCATTTCTGCAAGCACTCGACGGCCAGGTTCGGTCTGGCACGTTGAGCGAAAACACTCTCGCCGGCTACCGCATTCAAATCGGTCACCTGCTCAACGAAATGCCCTCCGGTACTCCCCCTGACTTGCGCGTCGATCAGGTCATTGGCTGGCATTTGATCGGAAGACCGAAGATCACGCCTCACCTAGTGCGCGCTGCGAAGCGGCTGTTCATTTGGGCTGACAAAGTCGGCCTGTGGAAAGGCGGCAATCCGTTTGAGCGGATACACACGCCGAAGGATGGACAGCGCAACCGGATCCTCCAGCGCACTGAGATGGTCCGTTTGTATCGCGTGCTCTCTCGTTCCTGGCGTTGGTTTGTGCTGGTGCAGCGGCACACGACCATGCGCCCAGGAGAATTGCGGACGCTGCGCTGGCAAGACGTTGACGTAACCTCAGCGCAAATCACACTCACGAAGTTCAAGGCCAAGGAACGGCGCAAAGATAGGCTTCAGCGTCGGTCAATCACATTGGTGCCGATCGTTCTGCGGCATTTTAGTCGGCTGAAAGAACGGCTCGCCGCCAGGCCTGATGACTTTGTTTTTTTGAATCGCCGTGGCAAGCCGCTCACATCGAACGCGGTGCGCTGTGCTTTTCGGCGAGCGCGAGCGCGGGCTGGCCTGGTTCAAGCTGGCGAGGAACAGATTGTGTGTTACTCGGTTCGGCACACGAGCGCGACACATTACACCGTGACTGGCCTGCCTCAGAAGCTGCTGGCCGAGCACATGGGCCACACCTCAACTAGGACGACCGAGAGATACCAGCACATCGCCAGCAAGCATGTCAGTGATGCAATTCGAGCGGCGCAAGAGCGTGATCGTCAGGGACGATCGAAGCGAGCTGGGAGCGGTGGGAAAAAGGAGGTTGCCGACGAAGCCGGGTAAGTCTGCCCAGTTGGATCATCCTACCGGTAGCAAATTGGTCAGTTCCGTCCGTAGCGGTTGCAACGGACGCATAACCTGCATGTGTCGCCCAGTTCATTCCAACGCTCTAACAGCGCGCTCTATATTTGGCTGCCCATCAAGAGTGAGCCCATGCCGCAAACAGTCCCGTTCTCAGACGACGACCAGACCTGCCCCGACTCTTGCCCCAAATGCGGCACCAAAATGCACGTGGTCACAACCCAGCGCCAACCTGGCAAATTGGTTCGGTACCGCGAATGCACGCGGCCAGGCTGCCATACCAGGGTAAAGTCGATTGAGAAGGCAGTCGTCTATGAGCCCAAGAACCGAGCACGAGCGATCAAGCGCGGGCTCAGGGCGATGGTCGCGGCGATCGCTATCGCCGTCGCGGTGGCCTGCCAACACTCAAACGTCTAGCCAAGCATAGGGGGGGCTTTGGGTCCTTCCGAAGGGGGGGCACCCAAAGCCGCCCCAACGGGAACAGCCGCAAATGTGAGCACAGTTAGTTTGTGGATCCCCAAATGCGAAAATCAAAGCCGAAGGCGAAACCCAAATCGAAGCCAAAGACGAAGGCGAAGGCCAAGCCCAAACCGAGAGCCAATCGCGCGAAGCCGAAACCGCCGCCGAAACCTGAACCAAATCCCACGTCCGAACGACCTGGCTACGAAGACTTCCGAGCGCAGCAAGCGCAGATTTCTCGGGAGCGTTCTGCTTCCGGTCGCGACATTGGTTCCATCCCCGATGTGGCGAATCCGAAACGTCGCGTGGCCTGCGAAAGGAAACTGCGGAAATTCCTCGAGATGTACTTGCACGCGTGGTTTCCGCTGCCCTGGTCGAGCGACCACCTCGAGGCTTTGCGTTTGCTCGAGCTGACGATTCTCGAAGGTGGTCTCTACGCGTTCGCGATGCCGCGCGGCAGCGGGAAGACATCGATGTCGGAGGGTGCTGTCCTGTGGGCAGCGCTCTATGGTCACCGGAAATTTATCGTCGCGATCGCTGCGACCAAGAAGCTCGCTGAATCGACGATCGATTCGCTCAAGAGCGAGCTCGAAGTCAATGATGTCTTGGCTGAAGATTTTCCCGAGGTCTGCGTGCCGATCCGCAACCTGGAGGGCATTGCCAATCGTTGCAATGGGCAGACGTTCAAGGGCCAACGCACGCGCATCGGGTGGACCAAGAATGAGATCGTCTTGCCGACGATCGCCGGCTCGGCCTCCTCGGCGGTGCGGATCCGGGCCTGGGGCCTGGTCGGCGCGATTCGCGGCATCAAGGTCAAGGACGACGCCGGCGGTCTACTGCGTCCGGATTTTGTGATTCCGGACGATCCCCAGACGGACAGGAGCGCGCGAAGCAAAACGCAGAATTTGCAGCGCGAGACGCTCATCAACGGCGCGGTTTTGGGGTTAGCGGGACCGGACAAGAAAATTGCGGCGGTGATACCTGGGACCGTCATTCAGCAAAACGACGCCATGCACCGGATCCTCAACCGCGATCTCAACCCGCACTGGAACGGGCAGATCTTCAAGATGCTCCGCCGGTTCCCAAGCAATAGCGAGATCTGGGAAGAGTACGCGCGCATCCGCAAGGACGGCCTGCGGGCGGGCGATCGCGGCAAATCGGCGACGGCGTTCTATCGAGCCAACCGGGCGGCCATGGACGCCGGGGCCGACGTGGCCTGGCCGGCTCGCTTCAAGCCCGATGAACTGTCAGCGCTGCAAAGCGCCATGAATCTTTGGATCGATAACCCGAGTTCGTTTGCGGCGGAATACCAGAACGACCCGCTGCAAGATGCCTCGCTCAGCCTGCGCCTGCAGCTCGACGCCGACCAGCTCCGGCAGCGGCTGACCGGCATTCCGCGTGGCCAGGTGCCGAGGACCTGTACCAGGCTGACGGCGGGGATCGACGTCCAGGGCGCTATTCTCTACGCCGTGGTCCACGCCTGGGATGAATCGTTCGGCGGCAGTCCCATCGACTATCTGACTTATCCGCCGCAACCCGTGCGCTACTTCTCTCATCGCAACCCGCCGCGTGCCCTGGCCGACGTCTTTCCCGGCATGCAGCCTACCGCGCAGGTCTACGCCGGGTTGAAAGAGTTGACTAAAATCATCCTGAGCCGATCTTATCCGCGTGCTGGCAACGCGGGCGATCTGCAGGTCGAACGCTGTCTGATCGACGCCGGCGATGAGAGCGATACCATCTACCAGTTTTGCCGGCAGACGGAATACGCCTCTCGCATCCTGCCGAGCAAAGGATTTGGAATCGGGGCGAAAGCGAACCCCATGGCTTTGTGGGCCAAGCGCGACGGGGAACGCCGAGGGCATGGTTGGATCCTTGGATTCCCCGAGTCGGGCAAGGGCAAGCTGGTCAAGATCGATCGCAATACCTGGGGCACGTTCGTCGCGGGCCGACTGCAATCGCCCGATGGCACGCCGGGGGCCATTCGTCTGCCCGGGGATAAGCCCCACGAGCACGAACTCTTTGCCGATCACCTGGCCAGCGAGTTCGGCGAGCCGACCGAAGGACGGGGAAGAAAGCTGCATGAATGGTCATTGCTGCCAGGCCGGGAAAATCACTGGCTTGACTGCATGGTGCTCGCCGCAGTCGCGGTCTCGACGCTCGGCCTGGTCTTCGATGCCGGTGCTGCCGCGGGCGATCCCAAGCCGCCGGAGACTCGACGCAAGGTTACCCTTGGTGATCTCTACGACCGGGCCAAACAAAAAAATTAATGAGGAATGCAGGAAAGCAGGAAATCAGATGAACTCGCCTTGGCCGGCGTTGAGTCTGTCCAGAATTCGTTTGGCGGTGTCCCCTCGGAAGGTGTTTTCCTCTTTCGTGCTTTCGTGATTCACATTTATTGCCCCCTCCATCCTACCGGTAGCAAATTGGCGCGGTAATACCTCTTCGCATTGCCAGGCGGGATTACACTGGAAACTGCCCGTCATCTCGTTCGATCGTCTCCGGAGCACGACGCCATGGCCACCGATTTGACTCCCAACATCACCCAGGGCGCTAGCGACCCCGCGAGTTTTGCGACCGATGGCCAGAGCGTTTCGTCCAAGCCGATCGACCAGTTGATCGCAGCGGATGTTTACGCCGGCACCGGAAAGAGCAATGTGAACAAACGGCGCCGCGGCCTCTTCTTCTCGAAGATGACCGCGCCGGGCGCTTTCAGTGACAACGGCGGCGCGCGCGTCGGCTACGGCTTTGGCTGCGGGGGCTGGTGATGGCCCCAGCCCCGTTCGCCGAGCAGACCATGGTGCTCGGCGTCGATCAGCCTGAATACTTGCCGCTGCCCGCCTACCGGGCCAGCGACGGCTCGGTGATCTCGTGCTGGCGGCTCACTTGGCGGGATCGCCTGCGTTTACTGTGGACCGGACGAATCTGGGCCATGCAGTTGACCTACGGCAAATACCTCCAGCCCTTGTTGCTGCAAACCGATCACCCCTTCCGCGACCAGACCGCCCAGGCTGAGTAATGCGCTACGCACCCGCCATCCATCGCGCCAACCCCTTCGCCGCCGGCTCCGGAGCGGTGGACACGTTGCACGGCGTCGTGGGCAAGAGCGTCCAGGCCCGCTACGACAACTCGCTCTGGACCGACGAGAACCGCCGCAATTGGTACCAGGCCGACTACCTGAGCGCTAAGAGCGCCAATAGCTTTCAGGTCCGCCGTCAGCTCCGCAACCGGTCGCGCTACGAGGTCAGCAATAATCCGTACCTCTATGGCGTGGTCAACGATAACGCCAGCGACCTGATCGGCACCGGCCCCACGCTCAAGGGCCTGCTGCCCTCGGCCGGCGACAATCGCCAAATCGAACATGTCTGGCAAGATTGGTGCGCGGAGGTGGGATTTACCGAAAAGCTCCGCACCATCAAGCTGGCCCGAAGCGTCGATGGCGAAGGCATCCTGGTGCTCAAGACGGCGCCGACCATGGAACACCCGGTCAAGCTCTATCCGCTGGATATTGAAGCCGACCAGATGACCACGCCCGACCCGCACCAGTTGCTCGAACTCTGGGTCGATGGCCTCGTCCTCGACCCAATCACGCAGCAACCGATCGCGTACCACATTTTGAAGTACCACCCGGGTGACTACTTCTTTCCCGATTTGAACCCGCTCAAGGTGGACGTCATTCCGGCCAGGTGGGTGATCCACTGGTTCCCGAAATTTCGGCCTGGGCAAGTGCGCGGCGTGCCGATCTTCACCCCGTCGCTCGATTTGTTCACCGAGCTAAGGTCGTTCCGAAAATCGGTGGTTACCTCGGCCAGCCTGGCGGCCAGCTTGACGGCCGTGCTGGAGACGCAAGGCCCGGGCAATACCGACGACCCCGATGAGCCGATCGAGCC